CTCCTTCTACGTGCAGACCTGTATCATCAGTACCCAAGTTACCTAAAATTATCGCATCCTTCTGTACAAACAAATTTTCCTTCACCGTCAACGTGTTGTCAACAACTAAGTTATCTAAGGTTACTGTTAAATTACAAGCTATATGGTATGTAAGATCTTGAATATTTCCTACAACGACATTATCGATACCTTCTTCTTTTTTGTTAAGGTAATCTATATATAGATCAACATTGGGTAAATCAGAGGAGATATTGTGCATAATACCGAAAAGATAAGGATTAAAATTTGAGTCGATATTGATGTGACGATATTCGAAATTTCCGTAGCCTATACGATCATAATGAATAATGGACAAACGTTCGATATCATTGGATAAGCTATTCTTAATATCATTGTGAAGATATGGGTCGTTATCGATATTAGATTTGTAGAAGTGATGATATACTTTATAGTTGAAGTCTTTTAATAATTCGTTTCTATTAGAGACGTTTGGAGTACCGTTGTTGATGTAATAATGAAAAGCTTCTTCTACAGTATTTATGCCGTGATTGAAACTAAGTTCAGGATTTAAATACAAATAAAAATCTGGTTCTAAGTTATTATAAAATCTTGGATTATCCATTTAATTAAATTTATAAAAAGAAAAGAGTTCAAAAATCTAGGAGAAAGACATAGTGTATTTGTTTTTAAGTTCATCCTTTTTATCAAATATTTCGTTAACAAACTCCTTTGTCTTAACAATATCTTCGTTTTCAACGATTGTATCAAAAGAATTTGTATCCTTAATAGTTGTAATAAGATCAGGGATATTTAGAGAAATAAGTTTGGAAAGAGAACTTGAAGGGATATTGGATTCAGTAGAGTCATAGTTATTTTGTCCTTTTTGTTTTACAATTTTAATTAATTTTAGAATGTCTTGTTTGTTTGCGTTATACCACTTATCTATATCATTCATTTCAATAATATCATTTACAATCATATTTTGTATATAGAACACACCATTAACGATAGCTTCTTTGTATAATTCTTTAATCATAGGGTGAAGATCACTAAATTCTTGCATATCTAATAGATTTTGTTTAGCAAAGTCCAATCTAGTGATTCTGTAGACGTTATATGTATTTAACATTATCAGTAAAGCCATAACAATAATAATTAGAATAAAAAAGAGATATAATGATTCCATTTATTTAGTTAAATATTTTAATGGTTTATTGTTTGGAAGTGAAGTATGTGTCGATTGTTCGAACAATCATGCCTTCTAAATCTAAGAAATATTTGAGTGCGTCTTCCAAGTGTTTTTCTTCCTTATTATTCACCAAGTTCTTATAATCATAATACATATATCCAATTATAATTAATGCATAAATTGACGATAATAACATCGCATAGAATAAGTTAGTATCCATCACCAATGATCCAATAACTGTCATCAAACAAACAATTGAATACAGAGTTAATAGTAATTTTCTTCTATTGTTCGTAAAGAATAGTTTGTCCGTAACGAAAATTAAATAAATTAAACTAAAAGATATAATGTAATATGGATTATCAAAATACATATACACTTCCGCAACCAATATAGATGCAAACACCAAATAAAAAGTATTATACACATATAATATTTTTGTCTGTTTTTTATCAGTCAAATAGAACAAAACCGAGAACATTACGGACAACATTGTATTCAAAATCGACACATATGTATTATCCAGTATTGATGGTCTCATATATAGAATTATCGATACAATAGTTATATGAAACATCATTATCGATGCCATATGACTGTGAACTTCTAATTGATAAGATTTAGAATTCTTTTTCATAATGTAATATGTATGTGTTATAGTAATCAGTGTTATAACAATATAGACAAAAATGATAGGCAATACTAAATTCATATTTATTTAATACTTTTAAATTTTTAGTCAATTTCTTCAATAGTAGGTTCATCGGTCTTATCACTTGGTGGTGGAGGTGGTGTTTGTGAAGAACCCTGAAGAATAGGCATCACCTTTTCCTCTACCTCTTTCTTCATATCTTTAAACTCCTCAGTCGATGCTGTAGTATTCGACTCCAACCACTCAATCTTCTCCTTAATAATACCATTAATCATCTCCTTTTTATCATCATCTAGTTTCATTTCGTTGTTATTAATCATATTTTTTGTTGTAAAAAGATAATTTTCGAGTTCATTCTTAGCATCTACACGTTCACGGGATTTGTTATCTTCGTCCTTGAATTTTTCAGCATCAGCAATCATTTTTTCGATTTCTTCTGGTGTCATCCGTCCACTTTCGTTTTTGATAGTAATGTTGTGTGATTTACCGGTACCCTTGTCTTGTGCTGTAACGTTAAGAATTCCATTTGCATCAATATCAAAAGATACTTCAATTTGTGGGGTACCACGTGGTGCAGGCGGAATTCCAGATAGTTCGAACTGTCCCATCATACGATTGTCCTTTGTAAACTGACGTTCTCCCTCAAACACCTGAATCGTTACAGCAGGTTGATTATCGGCATAAGTCGAGAAGATTTGGGATTTCTTTGTTGGAATTGTAGTGTTACGCTCAATAAGTTTTGTCATCACACCTCCCGCAGTCTCAATACCAAGAGATAGTGGAGTCACATCAAGAAGCAAAACATCTTGAATAGACTTATCCTTGTCTCCGGACACAATAGCTGCCTGAATCGTGGCACCAACAGCAACTGCCTCATCAGGATTCAATGACTTACACAATTCCTTACCATTGAAGTAATCAGACAACATCTTTTGGATCTTGGGGATACGTGTACTACCACCCACAAGAATGATCTCATCTACATCTCCCTTTGACATCTTCGCATCCTGAAGTACCTTCTCCACCGGATCCATAGTACGCTGAAACACTCCGGCACACAACTCCTCAAATCGAGCACGTGTAATTGAAGACATAAAATCGACTCCATCAAACAGACTATCAATCTCAATACTTGTCTGTGTACTAGATGACAGATTTCTCTTAGCACGTTCACAAGCAGTTCGTAGTCGTCTAATAGATCGCGGATTTCCGGAAATGTCCTTCTTATGTTTACGATTGAACTCTTGAGTGAAGTGATTCACAAGATAATTGTCAAAATCCTCTCCACCCAAATGACTATCCCCTGCAGTCGCCTTAACCTCGAACACTCCATCCTCAATAGATAGTAGTGTCACATCGTGTGTACCACCACCACAATCAAAAATAAGTACGTGTTTCTCCTTACTACTCTTGTTATCCATACCGTAAGCAATCGCAGCTGCCGTAGGTTCGTTGATAATACGCAATACGTTTAGACCGGCGATCACGCCAGCATCCTTAGTAGCCTGTCGTTGAGCATCCCCAAAATACGCGGGTACAGTAATTACCGCATCCGTTACACTTTCACCCAGATACGCTGAAGCGATTTCCTTCATCTTAGTCAAAACCATCGCAGAGATCTCTTCCGCATAAAACTCCTTGTCTTCACCCTTATACTCAACCTTAACCTTGGGCTTGTTAGACCCATCGTTAATCACATCAAATGTCCACAATTTCTTATCATCTTGGACCTTATCATCATCATAGTTTCTACCAAGCAAACGTTTGGCGTCATGGATTGTGTTCTTTGGATTCATACTCGCCTGATTCTTCGCACCATCACCAATTAGACGTTCCTCATCAGTGAACGCTACATACGAAGGTGTTGTCCTGTTTCCTTGGTCGTTCGCAATGATCTCTGCGCGACCATTTTGAAAGACACCAACACAACTGTATGTAGTACCGAGATCGATTCCAATTGCAACCATATTATACTATTTGTATAGTTAGTATAAGAATGAAATGTTTAAATAAATTTGGAATATTCATTTGGTATGGTCAATTTCTTTTTATTATAATGGACTACTACTTTGTCCCAATATTTAGGTAATACGTATCCACTAAAACTATCGATACCAAACATATCGGTATAGAAACGCATATCGTTTATAGAGCCTCGTATTCTAAGTTTTATCATTGAAGTAAGTATATTGAAAACAATTAAGGCATAGTGTTTGTGATTACCCCAAGGACCTTTAATCTCTTCGTTACGTTTATCAAATATATCCATCATCGTACTCTCAAACTTATTTATATAATATTCTTTAGCACTCGTCAATCCTATATCTTGTGCCAATAAGCACTCCAAATTACTTTTAACTAATTTATTAATCATCTTGTTATCATTCCCATTACCTGTTATATCATTGTAAATTAAGTTATCCTGTATGATGTCTGTCTTATTTATCAAGTCGTACTGAGAAAAAAATATTTTTGAGTAGTAATTCATCAATATAAAGTAACTCTCGTATATCTCCGTCTCATTCGATTGACTCTTAATGATATTGTTAAGTATTACATTTGTTTCTCTTACAAACGCATTCTTACCGAATGTGTAATCACCCATCGCAATATTACTATATGACACTACATTACCATTCTTAATAATTACTGTTCCATCAGTGAAACCGTTGATTAATGAATAGATGGCAGTTCCTTCATTTTCTATTATTTCGTTATTGTTCTCATCATATAACTTAATAAACGAATTGCCATCTACGTGTAAGGTGTAATCCACATCATTTCTAACTTTTAATACATTTCCTGTATATCCACCAAATCGTTTTCCAATAAACTCCTCTGTGTCATTATCATAAAACACCAGATCTTTGTTATCAGTCTCCACACGGACATTCTCAGGTAATTCCTTTGAGACATCTACACTCTCTGTATCACTTATCTCTACAACAGTTGTCCTTAACAGTCCCCTATATAAATCCTCCACATAACTAGGTATATTAAATGATAACTCATAACAAGCTTCTCTATAATGTCTTATCACACTAAATACCAAATATTTAGATAAATTATTATTCGACTCAACTTCATTATTTATCGTCATTACTTCCTTCATATTAAACTCATTATCAAATAATGTATTAAAAAATCGAACAGTACTCTGTAATATTACAAACCCTTTTTCATGTAACCAATATTTATCTAAAGAGATTCTGTAATAGTTCCATACGTTGATTGCGATAAGTGCGGTATTAAAAACATAGAATGGTGATCGACTATCCCAATATATATCGTTATAATTGAGAATAGTGTTTTTGTAAGGAAATTGACTTCCTTCATTACCATATGCCATTGCGAGACTTTTTGCTTTGTCTAATTGATTAAATCTAAAATCGAGTAGTATCCTTGCTGCATTAGGACGCAATAATAAAAGAACTGGTATCAAGAACATTTCCGCATTCCAAAAAACTTCTCCATCCAAATCGATTACAGATAAATTTAAGACGTTCATATCAACACTTATATCATCTCTTATTATCGAAAACACATTATACAATGCATATTTGATGTGTTGTTGAAATAATTTCGTATCTCTTACCGCAAATTTAAACTCTTCAACTGGTATGTCGATTTTTTGTGTAATGCTTATATCACCACTGTCCCATATTTCTATCCATCTCTTACAATGTTCGACTCGTAATGGTTGATCTTTAATAGAGAATAGTATACGAATCAGTTCCTTTTCGGGGTGAGGGAAATCGCTAGTAGTCATCATTCCCGTTATCATTGTTAAAGTTGTACTCTCCCCACTCATTAATCGAACTCGTTTCGTGTTATAATGCTTACCATCTACTTCTATTAACCCTCTATTGTATATTTTTTCATTGTTAAGATACATTGTGTATGTAAAGACATCAATATTCATTTTTTTATCTGTGCCTTTGGTAGTTAAAATGGATGTTGACTGAATTATGTCATTATTAATTGAAGTATTTTCTAAATTTATATAATTTGATATTACATTATACACATCACATTCCATATCACTATCATTTAAATTCTCAATCATACAATTCTGCAAAAAACAATATGGATATTGTTGTAATGCCATAATCTCGTGTGTTATTCTCAAGTTAATAGTCTTGTCCCTATCACTTACATTATACTCCATTACAAATACACCATTATACATATTCAATCTTTGTTCATACTCTTCAATACGTACATTACTTTGATCTTTATCAATAAACATTAAATCACTAAAGTTGAAACAATTTGTGATATTTTTATTATAGTCGTTCATATGTTGTTCGAATGTTTTAACTGTGATGAATGAGGAAGCTGTGTTGTAAGGTAGGGAACCTGTTTTGATGCCTACTTTACCATTGGCCACGATAACTCCATCGTAATTATTATAGTTGATGTTTTTAACACTGATAGTGTTAAGAGCCGAATCATAATCTACGTCACCACTGAAGTTAGTTTCGTGTAATTTTTTATATTCACCGGTCAACTTAATATCATTGTGAATATCGACAAGAGAAATGTGTCCAGCGATTAAATCGGTTAAATACGTAGATTTTTCTAAAACAGAAGGTTCCCGACCAATTGTCTTCAGGTATAATAATGATAACTCTCTCTCCATTTAGTTGTTATATACTAATTTATTAAATTTGACAAAACAAATTTCAAATATAAAAACATTACAATATTAAGGAATATCTTACAATATTTCAAAGTTTTGTATTTGATCTTATTTGTACTAAAAAAGTAATAATCAATTCTATTGTTTTTATTCAATATGTAAGTATAAGACACATTCACAATTACAAGTATTATGAGGTAGAGGAGATATATGTTGTATTTCATTTATTTAATTATTAATTTAGTAACAGTTTTTTCTTCGATCACCTTATTATTATTAACTATTTCGTAATCAAAGTCCATTACACATTCTTCTTCCAAACTTTCTGTATCATCATCATCAAATGTCTCTCCAGAGGGTATCTCTTCTAACTTAGATATATCCATCAACACTTGTGAATCTCCTGTACCACAATTGGCGATTTGACCCAATATGATATTCGCAGAGACACCATTGAACTTATCAACCTCACCAAATACACCTGCCTTAATCAATATGTCTGACGTTTCCTCAAAACTACATTTTGCAAGAGGTCCAATGTCTGATCGGTTGATTCCGTGACGATCCACTGAGAGTAGATATCCCTTACAAGTCATCGTATCCACAAGCAACGCAATGTGTCTGTGATTCACACTAGTCGTGCTGTTCAATATGTCATCAATCTCGTTGTACAATGCTTGTCGAGCAGCCTCAATACCAAATATCTCATAAATTTCCGTGATGTCGTTTGATATAGTATTCTCATTGTCTACATACTCATTTCCCAATACATTCATAAGATTCGTTCCATCTGTCTCTAACATATACATTTCCTTATCCTCAAACGTCTTGAACACAGGATCGTCATTCAACAATTTCTCTTTCTTCTGTGAAATCGATACCTTCTTAATCTTATCAATACCCGAAATGATTATCTTTTCCATAATGTTATATTCAAGTGCTTTGAGATCCGTAATGATATCGGTGATACTTGTATCAGTTAATGTGATACGGAATATGATCTTCTCCGCGTTATCATCACTGAACATGCACGTAATGCTGTCACCGTAATATCTCTTGAGAGACAGATTGATATCCATTGTAGTGATACCAATATCCATCATCTTACGTCTATCCAATTCCATTCTCAACACCCACGGCGACTCCAATACATAACACTCATCATTCAATTGACTGAACTTTTTATACTCCTCAATAAGTTTTTGATCGTCCTCAATCGAACTCATATCATTCTTTGGCTCATAATAGATGTCTGATCGCAAAACCAACGAATTCATAAACGTCGTCTCAATCGAATATCTCGCCTTCTTTGCATCATTGTAATTTTTCACCTTATCATTCAAATATATCGTACAAGATGGTGCCTTCATATTCTTACTCACACTCAATAACTCCTTGATCCTCGGCACACCACGTACCGCCTTTGATGCTGATGCTACACCACTGAGATGGAACGTGTCGTTTACAACAAGATTTTTTGTTGTAAAATTACGACTAAATCGTGTTGTAAGGTCGAATACGTGAGTGTGGTTGCTCCTAACCTCTTCCAGTTTCACCACTCTGTCGTAGAAGACATTGGATTCGATAATCGTCTTCATAGTATCGTAATCCTTAGTATTTTTGTATTTTTCCAAATCTATAGTATGAATGCGCATCTCATCGATCACGTGTCCGTTAGACAGAGTCACATTCGGTACGATGTCTGTCATAGAATCTTTTTTATAAACCTTTTGTTTGATTTCGTTGAGGCGTTGTTGTTTGTAATCAATGCTCATCGTAAATGTTTTTGCAAAGTGAATACTGTTGTGTTTGTTCATGGATAATGTGTAAAGCATTGTTGTTTGATAACCTTTTTTGATAGCATTTTTATACGCTCCTGGTTTTTCCCTTATTGAAGCAAGGATTCCAAATTTACGAAGCACAAGACTTATATTCTCCAACAATGATTTGCTTACAGAGTCAGCCTTGATACATGTTTCTTTGCTAGGATCACTCACACTTCCATCTCCACTAAAATATCCGTCAATCAATCCCTTCAAACACTCATCAGGAGCACCTAGGAGGAACACAGGCATATATTTCGTTCGAGATGATGATTTTACTGTATGTTTGGACTGCTTGCTTTCCTGATGAAGCTCGTATGTAATATCTTCGAGAATATCATCAATTACTTCTTCATCAATCTCATTTAGACAGACAGGACTATCTTCAATCACTTCACGATGAAACATCTTACCAAACATATCAGCAAGCACAAGTGAGTGTAAACGAATTGTCTTGGAGTATCCCTTGGGTTTCTCCCCCTCATCGAAATGATACTTAATCTCATACCTATCAGCCCATGTCTTGATCTTGTCGATGAATTGATCATCGTTATTCGAAATCAATACCTGATATTTAGTCAAACATCCCTCCGCTAGATAGGCACCCATCACAAAACCGAACAACTCATCCAACACCATCTTCTCACAAATATGAGCCGCCTGATAAATACCACCCTTGGGATACACACATCCGGCTCGATTATCCAGTTGTGTTCGTCTACCTGTTCGGTTACCAATACCCACGAACGCATCAATGAAACTGTCTGATCGACTGTACGGTAACTCGAATATCTTACCCTTGTTAACACCCCACCAATGTCTTTGATTCTTAACATCACATTCTTGTTTCACAATCAAGGCTTTTTCAACTTCAGTTATAAACACGTATTCAGTTTTTGGAAGATAATCAGCAAGATCTAGTTCTTGAATTTTCATTTCATCAGGTATGGGCAAGGTCTTCATAGCAGGAAGATAGTCTCCAATCTTCAAATCACTGCCCTTACTCTTCAACAATTTATTGTTTTGACGTGTTAATACACTTTCACCTTTCGTAACAACACATTCGTGTCCTGAGAGGGTAGTCACGCGAATAAGATTGTTAGAACCATCTTCATTGATTGGCAAGTGACGTGTAATAGCATCTACGTGATCCCAAAACACCTTACCATTCTCATCCGCAGTAAGAATACGAATGTCCTCGTCCTTACTGATTGGTGCATAGATTTGATCTCCTTTTTCGATATATTGATGGGTAGACTTGTCACCGTTTGCGATACGTGACTCAATCCACTCACCAATCCTGTACTCATTCAACTTACCGTTCTCACTCACAACAATCTCAGTATTGTATTCAACAGAGTTCAATGTCAATTGAGTACTAGGTTCACCAATTGATTGTGCCGCAACAACACCCACCATATCAGACGGATGAACAAACGACTCGAAGTACCTCATTCTAAACAACTCTACCATATAATCGAATGCCTCTTTTGTAAATCGATGCTTCATAATCATCTTCTTCGGCGAAAAGTAATGTCTTACTATCACTCCCACCATCTTCACTTGTTGTACTTCCTTATTCACACGCAATTCATCAACCAATTTCTCGATTCTATCGTATGCATAGACCGGATCCAAAGTACTCGTGAATTTCATATTGTTGAGATTGAACATTGTCTTGATCTTATCAATCATACGGTATACACCAATAGGTTGATATACAACATTATCACTCTTTTTGTTGAATACACGTGTGATGATAAACTCTCTGTCTTCAATAATCTGTTGGAAGAACTTTTGAGATGTTTCCAACCATTTGTCGTTCTTATACAACTCATCAATAATACTGTCTTTCAAGATGTACTTGAAATTATCGTTTTCGGTGAACAGATAGTTGTCCTCCAACTCCTCAATTGTAATATCTATCTTCAAATAATCCAGATGATGCTTCTCTAATTTGACGGGATCAATCGAATCTTCTCCATACATAAACTGTATAATACTACCATTCGCATTCCTCACTGTCATATCGAAGTTTACTTTCGCATCTTCCATTGCCTTGATAAGTTTTCTTTGGATATACCCAGTTTCACTAGTATCTCTGTGATTAACACCATTCATCGTAATGAAATTGAGAGTACTTGGGACTGTCACGTCATACAGTTTAGGATAGTTTTCTACCCCTAAGATTTCAATGTTAACAATTGGATCAATTACCATATTCTCACTTGTTTGATATTGATTTTTACCCATTTTACCTTCCATTTGAACCAATCTTTCTTGCTTGTTATCAATGAACAACTCAATGAATTGGGCAAGATTTCCTGCCCAATGACTTGTTACATTCAATATATACGTAGGTTTTATTTTCAATGTTCCCAGATTATTGGACTTTTGTTGTGTTCTTCTAATCTTAGAGAACACTCCGTATCTGTTTAATAACAATGCAAATCCCATGACCAGTTTTTTTGATACTGAGCATACTGATATACAAGTTGAGTCCTTATCGATCGTTCCATCACCTGTCAAATATCCTTCAATAAGTCCCAGTACAAACTCATCGGGTGCGATGAAAGCAACCTCTGGAATATGCTTGTTTGCCGATCCCTTACCCACGAACATATCAAAGAATCTCGCCATCAGGGTAGAATATCCTTGTGTTGATGTTGATGTTCCGGTAATTTTCTCAGTTTCAATCTTTCTTGAATATGTTTTGTGTTTCATACCGTGTTTATCAAACCAGTTACATACGAATTCTTGAACCTTTTCATCATTTTTACATATTTCAACTTTACCACTATCTACACAAGCATTTCCGTCAGCCAAGAACAGTCCAACGAATCGTCCGTTATCACGATCCAACTTGAACTTATCAGCCACTGCACTCACGTTGCGTCTTGCTCCATAGGGATAAATGTATCCATCCTTGATATTTTCATCACTTGATCGTCCCGAAGTCATACGAGTAAGACTAGCCTTCTTCTTATAAGGCAAAGTGAACGTAGTACCGTTGTTATCATTCCACCAACCTCGAGGAATATGGAAATTGTCTCCCTGTGCAGCATTCATAAGCATTACCGCCAAGTTGAAATCCGTACCGTGTATATACTCCTCCTTCGGGAAGTACTCACACATATCCACATATTCAACAATAATTGGAGGTGTTGCAAGAGTTTCCGTAGTTGGTACACAATCACCGATTTGAACCAACTCACTATGCATCTTCTTGAACTCCTTAGTTTCCGGATTCCAAATCAACAACGACTCAGAGTCAGCAACTGTAGTAATTCTACCACTCTTCGTAGTTACCTTAAATACACGAGTCCCTGGGTCGTGACGAGTTACTGCTGTCAGTTCACCCCAAGAAACAACACCCTTCTCATCTCCTGTTGGAATATACACAGACTGCGCAGGCAACTCCAAAAACTCCATATTACGATCTTCTGGGAAATGCTGAATCTTTTCCTTATTTTTTTCAAGGTGATCATCAATCCATTCACCAATAGTAGTAGTCTTAATTTTTTTGTTTTCGAT